CTAAAGGCAGCAAAATTCCGATGAAGGGCGGGAAGATGCCTTGTAAGGGTGGGAAGTAAACAATGGCAGCGGGTAGGCCCATGAAGTTTAAGACGGTTAAGGAGCTTAAAGACAAGTGCGACGCGTTCTTTGCTAAGATGGACGAGGAGAAGCTACCGTACACAATCACCGGACTTGCCCTTGCGCTACAGACAAGCAGGGAGACGCTTTGCGACTACCAAGAGAAGGACGAATATTCTGACACCATAAAAGAAGCGAAGCTGAAATGTCAGAATTACGCAGAGCAACGGCTTTATATGGGCGGTCAAGCAGCGGGGCCGATCTTCGCATTGAAGAACTTCGGGTGGAGCGACAAGCAGGAGATAGATCATACTGGCAAAGTTTCGCTCAGTTTCACGTCAGACGATGAGAAATGCCTGTAAAAAGGATCGGAATTGCCAAAAATTAGTTTGCAACTATATCAACGAAAAATGCCATTGTTTCACACGGTGGATAAAACAAAAGTGGTTAGGCATTGGAACTGACAGCCAAACAAAAACAAGCGGTTCAGTTGATGGGCGGAAGCGAAACCCACGACTTGCTCTTTGGTGGAAGCCGGAGCGGCAAGACGTTTCTCATCACCCGCACGCTTGTCCTTCGCGCCTTGGCCGCTTCTGGTTCCCGCCACGCTGTCCTGCGGTATCGCTTTAACCATGTTAAAAGCGCCGTTGTCCTTGATACATTCCCCAAGGTAATGAAGCTATGCTTCCCTGGCGTTTCTGCCCACGTTGATAAGACAGACTGGTATGCCGAGTTTCCCAACAAGAGCCAGATATGGTTTGGCGGGTTGGATGACAAGGAGCGAACCGAGAAGATTCTAGGCCAGGAGTACGCGTCTTTGTTCCTGAATGAGTGCAGCCAGATACCCTACAGTTCCCGCAACCTGGCTATTACCAGGCTGGCCCAACGAGCAGAACGTGACGATGGCAAGGGTCCGTTGCGGTTGAAGATGTACTACGATTGCAACCCCCCGAGTCAGGCGCACTGGACGTACCAGCTATTTGTGAAGGGCAGAGACCCGCAGGACAAGCAGCCTATCGCGGCCAGCAATTATGCCAGCATGGTGATGAACCCCACGGATAACGTGGACAACCTGCCCGCTGAATACCTTGCAACGCTCGAATCGCTACCGGCAAGACTGCGCACCCGCTTTCTTGAGGGGCGCTTCCTTGATGACACCGTGGGCGCATTGTGGACCATCGAGGGTATCGAGACTTGGCGCAAGGTGAACAAGCTGCCAGACATGCAACGGATAGTGGTGGCGGTTGACCCGTCAGGATCAGAGGACACGGACAACGCAGACAATGACGCTATCGGTATCATCGTGGCCGGCCTCGGCGTGGATGGTAACGGATATGTGCTTGAGGACTTAACCTGTAAGGCCGGACCGGCAGTGTGGGGCAAGATCGTTACGACCGCATACGAGCGGCACAGTGCCGACAAGGTGGTGGGCGAGAAGAACTATGGCGGGTCGATGGTTGAGCACGTGATCCAGACAGCCAGAAGGAACACCCCTTACCGTGGAGTTACAGCGACCAGGGGCAAGGTTGTCCGAGCCGAGCCTATATCTGCGCTGGCAGAGAAGGGGCGCATCCGGCATGGCGGGTACTTTCCCGACCTTGAGGACGAGCTGTGCGCCATGACCACCAAGGGTTATATGGGTGAGTCGTCGCCAAACCGGGCAGACGCTTACGTTTGGGCGTTCACTGAGCTTTTCGGGGAGATTGTCACGGGTAAGACGTGCAAGTTCTTCGACCACCCACTAAAAATTAACACGGGGTACATACGATAATGGCACGGCCACGGAAGAATGTTGAGGCAGAGGCTCCGATTGCTGGTGTTGATGGGATTGGAGAAGATCAGATCGGGGAGTTTGTAGAACCAGAGTCTACGATCCCAGATGGAACGGACGATATGAACGATCTTGCCGCCCGCATCTTTGAGGGGCAAAGCCCGGACTTGCCGTTGAATGAGCGGGTGCGCCGGATCAAGAACGCGGTAATCGAAAGAGGGTGGGGCGGATTGCTGCCCCTGCTCATCATTCCAGCCAAAGGCTTTGAGAGATACTTGTGAACGATAAAGAGCTTGTCGCAATAATCAGATCACAGCGGGCGCAATCCCTTGGCGTTGACGATGGTGACTTGTCCACGCAGCGGGCAACCGCGCTTGACCACTACCACGGGCGTCCTTATGGCGATGAGCAGGAAGGACGGTCCCAGGTTGTCAGTAAGGACTTGGCCGAGGCTGTCGATTGGGCTATGCCTGCCATTATGCGGGTATTCACTGCTTCTGGGAATATTGCAGAGTTTATCCCGGTTGGCCCAGAGGATGAGGGGGCGGCAGAGCAGGAGAGCGACTACACCAACAAGGTAATTATGCAGGACAACGACGGCTGGCTGTTGCTGCATGATGCCTGCAAGGATGCGTTGTTGCTTAAGAACGGCTATGTCAAGTATTGGTGGGACACCTCGGAGAAGATTGAAGAGGAAGAATACAGCGGCATTACCCTAGAAGAATTAGTCAAGATTTCCTCTGACCTTGAGGCCAACGGGTCTGACATAAAGATCGTCGCCCAGGAAGAAAAGGTCATTGTGGGGCCTGATGGGGCGCCTATTTCTCTTTTCGATATTCGCATCAAGGTAACGACCAAGACCGGGAAGTGCATCATCCAGGCGGTGCCCGCAGAAGAGGTGCGAGTCTCCAAGCGTTGCCGGGGATCATTGCAAGATTCTCCCTTCACCGAGCATGTGACGGTAAAGACTCGCTCAGAGTTGATTGGGATGGGGATGGGGAAAGACTTTGTTGCGTCCCTTGCGGCAATAGCTGGCAATAGCAACGACCAACAGGTAAATGCCCGCGACTCCGTGGACGATGAAAGCGGCGATTACGGTGCGGCCATTGGTGATAAATCCCAGGACGAGATAGAGTTCTGTGAGGCATACATCAAAGTTGATTGGGACGATGACGGCATTGCCGAGTTGCGCAAGGTGGTGACAGTCTCGGATAAGATTCCCCCCGGCGAGGATTGGAACCAAGTAATTCCCGCTGTTCCAATGACCTCGTTTGTGCCAAAGCGTATCCCCCATAGGCATGTTGGCGAATCACTGGATGATGATCTTGCAGACTTGCAGGAGATTAAGACCGTTCTTTCCCGGCAGATGCTGGACAACATCTATCGGACCAACAACAACCAGTGGATTGTCAACGAGCGGGTAAATCTCAAAGACTTCTTGCAATCTCTTCCCGGTGGCGTAAAGCGTGTTTCAGGACAAGAGCCTGTGTCTGGAAGCGTTGAAGCTGTTATCTCTCCATCTATTGTCGGACAGATACTCCCGGTAATTGATTACATCGACAACCTCAAGGAAACCCGTACCGGCATAAGCAAGACCACCTCTGGCCTTGACCCTGATTCATTGCGTGACAGCACCAAGGGCGCATTCCTTGAGAACCTGAACCGCGCTAGCCAGAAAATAGAAATGATAGCGCGGATGCTGGCCGAAACAGGGGTAAAAGAGCTTGTCCGTCAGGTGCATGGGGTTCTACTCCGGTATCAAGACAAAGAGCGCATTATCAAGATGCGCGGGCAGTATGTGGCCGTTAACCCACGAGAGTGGAAAGAGCGGAACGACCTCATTGTGAAGGTGGGAATCGGCACCGGCAACGAGCAGGAGAAGCGCGAAAAGCTGATGTTGATGGTTCAGGCGCAGGAGAAACTCGCACAGCTTGGCCTGATTGGCCCGCAACATGGCTATGCCTTGTTTGCCGATGTAGCCAAGAACCTCGGCTTTGAGTTGCCAGAGAAGTACGCATTTGATCCGGCATCACAAGAGTTCCAGCAATTCCAGCAGCAGCAGAAGGGCCAGCCCAACATCTTAGCAGAGGCCGAGAAGATCAAGGGCGAGTTTGCCATGCAAAAGATGCAGTTTGACGGGCAAGTAACGCAGATGAAAGAGGCCCACAAGCACGAAATGGACCTTTTGAAGATGCAATATGACGCATCAGAGCGGAGAGCAGAGAGGGCCAGCAAGGAGTCAATCGAGTCGGCGAAGCTGGAAATACAGGCTTTCCTTGAGGGGTTAAAGGTTGATATTGGCCCAGCGGGGATGGGGGAGATGCCTGATGTATAAATCAGAGATTTTCAAAGCATCAGACGCGAGGGCATTGCTTGCCAACCCCATTTTCAAAGATGCGTTTGTCAAGGTTGGCGAATACCTGGAGGCGCAAGCCTTATCCTGTGACCCAAACGACCAGGGTAAAGCACAGCGGGTGATTGTGGCAAAGCAGATTCTCGCAGGGATCAAGCGGGAAATAACCAAGATTGTGGAAGAGGGAGATATTGCGCAGATCAGGATGGATGAGGTCGAGCAGCGCAAGGGATTAAAGCGGTTTATCAGATAATAAAAGGAGAGCATCACAATGGCAGAGGAAAACGGGAACCCTACCGGAAACGGCGCAAGTACCATTGAGCGGTTGGAAAATCTCCTTACAGCAGGGGAAGCACCAGCCAATATTGAACAACCGGCGGCAGAACCAGCCGATCCGGCAGCAGTAAAAGAAGAAGGGGCCGAGGGTGAACCCCAAGCAAACGATGATGGCGCAGAAGTAGAAGGGCCGCAGATCACCACCGACGATCTTTCCGCGCTTCTCGGAGTCGAGGCTAGCATGTTCGATGCTGACGAAGAAGGAAACGTAGTAATCAAGACGAAGATCGACGGGAAGGAGGGATCAGCCAAGCTTAACGACATTCTGGCCGCCTACCAATTGCGAGGGCACGTAGACAACCAAAGCCGAGAAGTTGCAGAGAAGAAGAAAGCACTTGACGCGCAGGCCGTAGAGTTTCAGCAACGGGCCGAGGCGAAGTTGCAAGAGGTTGGAGACCTTGCCAACCTTGCCCAGCAGGAGTTAATGCGGGAGTTCCAGGCAATTAACTGGCAGGAGTTACGGCAGTACGAACCAGCAGAGTATGCGGCGAAACTGGCTGATTTTCAGATGCGGCAAGGAAACCTTAACGCCTCGATGCAGAAGGTGCAGGCCGAGCGGCAGAAGATGGCGGAGCAAAACCAGGAGCAGGAACAGACGCACATGGCGGCAGAAGCGGCCAAAATGAAAGCGCAGATTCCTGGATGGGCTGATGATGCCGTAGCCGCGAAAGAATGGGCAGAGCTTGAAGCCCACGTACAAAAAGACCTCGCAGCCTGGGGGGAACAGCCGGAAGGCCTAAATGTGGTTCGGAAAGCGTTTCATATCAATGTGCTTCGCAAGGCGATGCTGTATGACAAAATGATGGAAAGCAAGGCCGGGGTGGAAAAGAAGGTGCGTGTCGCGCCGAAACTTGTCAAGCCCGGATCAGCGCCATCAACTCAAGACGGCAAGAACAAAGAGTTTACCAATCTACGATCAACCATAAAAAAATCAGGCGGCAAGCAAGGGATCAGAGAATACCTGATTGCCTCCGGTAAAGTTTAGGAGCAACAACCATGGCACAGCCAACCAGTACTTTTTCAAGTTTTGACGCAGTAGGCAACCGGGAGGACTTGTCCGATATCATCTACGACATTTCCCCGGCAGATACCCCTTTTCTTTCGGCAATCCCGAAAACCGCCGCTACCGGAACCAAGCATGAGTGGCAGAAAGACAGCCTGACCGCCGCATCTTCTTCTAATTTCGTAATCGAGGGTGACGACGCAACCACCGACTCTATCACGGCGACGACCAGGGCATACAACTATCGGGCTATTTCCGATAAGGTGGCACTTGTAACCGGGACTCAGGAGGCCGTTTCAAAGGCTGGCCGGAAGTCAGAAATGGCCTACCAGATGGAAAAACGCATGAAGGAGTTGAAACGGGACGTGGAGTCCGCATTGCTGGAAAACAACGCATATGTCGCCGGTAACGACACTCTGGCCTCAGAATGTGCGGGCGCGCAGGCGTGGATTTTGACCAACTCCAACAAGGCCTCTGATGCCACTGCGTCTGCTGGTAACGGTTCGGATGCCCACACAGACGGCACTGCGCGGGCACTCCAGGAGTCGTTTGTCGAGACCGTGCTGGCCTCTGCCTGGACCAACGGCGGCAACCCGACCATGGGCGTGCTGAACGCGTTCCAGAAGCGGAAGTTTGCCACCTTCTCCGGCTCTGGCACCACGACCCGTGACGCAGACACCAAGAAGGTCATCAACACCGTGGACGTGTATATTGACCCTCTAGGGAACGAGGTTACTCTTGTCCCTTGTCGGCAGTGTCCAGCGGATGTTGTGTACTTCATGGACCCAGAGTATGTCAAGTTTGCGACTCTCCGGGACTTCCATACCACAGACTTGGCAAAAACCGGCGACAGTGTGCGGAAGCAGATCATTGTTGAGTATACCTTGGAAATGTGCACCGAGGCCGCGCATGCCGCCGTGTATGACCTGACCACTTCTTAATCAATAACGGGGGTTTCGGCCCCCTTTAACAGAGGATAAGCACATGAGTTTCCAATGGATTCAGAACACGGACGGTAGTGCGTCCTTGCTGAACAAGATTACCGGAGTAACGGTGGTGTCTATCAGCGCGGCGGATGTTATTGCGCTGAACGCCACTTCCGTAACCATGACCCGTGAAGCAATCGCGGCTCTTGGCTCTGGGGCATCAGACGCAGCAGTATTAACCAAGCAGTGCAACGCGGTAACCGCAGCAGATGGAACTGTGGGCGTGGCCTTGCCCGCAGCGGCAACCACCACCGGCCCTATTTTCGTGGTGAATACCGTAACCACGGCAGCCTTAAAGGTCTACCCGGTAAATGGTGGGAACGACAACATCAACGGCCTTGCCGAAGATGCTGCCTTTACCATGGGGCCAGGTAAATCCGGGTGGTTTGTCCCCGTTTCGGCGACGCAATGGTGGGTGGCTGATACTGCTGCCATTGCAACCACTACCACTGAGGCAAACATCCTTGATGGAGTAGTGGCAACGGCAACGGAACTGAACCGGACTTGTGATGTTTCAACGCGAATTGTCAACGCCACCGCTGCCACTTTGACCGTTACTGAGGCTGACCACTCAAACAAAACCATAGTGCTTGACCGGGCGGCCGGTATCGCGGTTACTCTCCCGGCCGCTGCTGCCGGGTTGAAGTTCCGGTTTATTGTCAAAACCACCTTCACCTCGGCCGCAAGTATCAAGTCTGTTTCTGGGGCAGATATTATGATCGGCTATGCCATTATGGGCAACGACTCCGACAATACCACTGTTCGGTGGCCGGTTGTCGCTGGTGACACTGCGGACACCATCGACCTGCTCGGCACATCAAATAGTACGGGTGGTCTTGCAGGCCAGGAAATTGAAATCGAGGGCCTGGCCGCGAATCTTTGGTTTGTCAAGATTGTCGGCGATGCTGCTGGCACTGAGGCAACTCCTTTCACTAATACCGTAGCGTAACAACGGGTGGCCCTTCGGGGCCACTTTTTAAAGCAAGGACGGGTGGTTCTAATGGGACGATACAGAAGCCAACAGATTGCGTTTAGGACATCACGGGTTGAAGAACCCGTAGCGTGGGCAGACAGACCACCCGCAGAATACAACACAGGGCGGACTATCTGTTGTTCTCCGCTTGTTACCGGTCAATCATACTTTTACATGGTATCTGACGGGACATACTGGCGGCCAGTTGGCGGGGATCAGGTGGTTTATAATCTCGCCGCGCCGATTGATATGGCCCTCAATAGCAACAACCAGAAGGTAGTTTCTATCCCATTCCCTGCGCTGTTGATGCCAGATGGCCGCGCTATGGTAGAGGTAACGATGGGGTGGGATAAGCTGGCAGGGACCAGTGACACGCTCCTTACTTCCGTATATTTCGGCACGGCTGATACTACTTCCGATCAGCTTGCCTTTCCGCAATCATCACTCGTTACCACAAATATCGTGTTCGGTGTTGTGCAGAAATTCGCGCGTATCTCCGCAACCACCACCCGCAAATTGGGTAGTACAACGATCGCCACTTTTTCCGGGGTTGGCACCTCGGCGCGGGTAGCAGCAGTGACAGTAGGGAATATGGGAACTACCACAAACTACTTGGGCGTGTACGGGAAAATGACCACCGGAACAACGGAATACGGCCAGTTGCACGCCCTTACCGTGAGGTTGATAGGGTAATGCTGAAAGAAACAAGTTACTACGACGAGCAGGCTGACAAGCTAATTGTCAAGACCAGCTACGACAATAGCGATGTTCTCAAGGCAAACGCTGAAGATCGAGACGCAAAGCCGGAAAACTTCGGGAAGTACAAGGGGACTCTTACGCATGTCGGATCAATCCACATGGGCGATGTGGTGAGGCTGAAAAATCTTGGCTATAATTTGCTTTCCCCTGACGTTGACGAAAAGCGGCGGGCATTGTGCTATATCCAGACCAACGAGCCTTATCTGTTGACCGTGGCCGGGAAGCCTTTCGCAAGGACGAGAAAAACATGGGCTTAAAAGTTGCCATCATAGGGCTTTCTTCATCTACCCACGATCAGGCACCATGGAGCGACCATTCATGGGAAAAGTGGGGGTTGCCGTGGGATTCTGCATGGCCGCAGATGGACCGGCTTTTTGAAATGCACGACTTGCGGTTACTTGAAAGCGAACACTGCAAGCGGCCGGGTGGATACATTGATCGTTTGAAAAACGAAGTTTGCGTTCCGGTGTATATGCAAGAAAAATATTATCCCACCGTGACAAAATATCCTTTTGGGATTCACGCAAGGTACTACAACTCCTCTGTTGCCTATGCGATGGCCCTGGCAATTCACGAAGGGGCGGAAGAGATAGGCTTGTGGGGCATAGACATGGCGGATGGCGAGGAATACACCTACCAGCGGCCAAACATGGAATATCTCGTCGGCCTGGCAGAAGGGAAAGGGATTAAGGTTTACATCCCCAAGGAGTCGCACCTTTGCCGGTTTGCTGGTGAAGGGATCAAGTTTTACAACCACAATCCGGTTTACATTGACCGCTACGGGTGGCTTGGATGAGCCTTAATTCTTATACCACGATCAAAACAGCGGTAGGGACATGGCTTAACCGTTCAGACCTTACCGGGGTAATTCCTGACCTGATTACGTTGGGCGAGGCGCGGATATATCGCGACTTACGTATTGCCGCCATGGAAACAGATATTTCTGAGGCGATAACGTCCGGGGTCGTGGCTGTCCCTTCAGGGTATATCGAAATGAAGCATTTTTATGTCTTTGGCGCGCCGGTCCAGAAGCTACAGCGCAAGACAGCGGAATGGATTTACACAAACTATCCGACTCGTTCGGCAGACTCCAAGCCGTTGTTTTTTGCCAGAGAGGGAGGAAACTTTATTTTTGGCCCGTACTCAGATAGCACATACACGGTCAAGGGTAGCTACTACAAGCGCCTTGACGCTCTCTCTGCAAGCAATGAAACGAACTGGTTCACCGCCAACGCCCCAGAGCTTGTCTTGTTTGCCGCACTATCTGAGGCGGAACCGTATATTGGTAATGATCTGCGCGCGATCTTGTGGAAAGCAAAATATGATGATGCGAAAAACTCCGTGCAAAGACAGGATATTAACGAGGAGTTCTCTGGATCTATTTTACAGGTAACGGCTGCATGATAAAGTTTGGGGAGTACCTTCCAGACTTGCCAGTACACGACAATGCTGGGGCAACGGTTGCGAACAACGTCATTCCGCACGGAGACAGCTACAAGCAGTTCCCTGGGCTTTCTATCTACTCTGGGGCGCTTGGGGCAAGGTGCCAAGGAGCCGCGTCAGGCCGAGACAATGACGGCAATGTATATTTGTTCGCTGGCGATGCTTCAAAGCTTTACCGAATAAGCACCACGACCTGGGGGGATGTTTCTGTAGGTGGAGGGTATAGTTGCGCTAACGATAGTAATTGGAATTTTACACAATGGGGAGAGCAATTACTCGCGGCTCAGGTTGGTGACCCTGTTCAGACGTTCACCATGGGGACAAGTTCGACTTTTGCAAGCCTATCAGCTTCCGCACCACAAGCCAGATATATCGGAGTTGTCCGCGATTTTGTCGTGGTTGGTAACACCTACGATACCTCTGACGGGAGCATTCCCTTTCGCGTTAGGTGGTCAGCAATTGGGGACCCAACCGATTGGACTGTTTCGTCCACCACCCAATCTGATTTCCAAGATTTAAATTCTGCCAACGGGTGGGTCCAGGGGGTGGTGGGGGGAGAATACGGGATAATTTTCCAAGAACGCGCCATTACCCGCATGACATATGTGGGTAGCCCGGCAGTGTTCCAGTTTGACGAGATAGAGGCAGGCTATGGTACCAACGCGCCGGGGTCTATATGCAAAATCGGGACAATGACAGCGTATTTGGGTGAAGACGGCTTTTATATGTTTGACGGAACAAGGTCAACGCCTATAAGCCATAATATGGTGTCAAAGACTTTTTATTCCGATCTTGACCAGGCGTATTTATATCGAATTTCTTCGGTCGTTGACCCGATAAATCAGGTGATTTTCTGGGTATATCCTGGCGCTTCCAATGATTCTGGGACTCCGAATAGGGTAATAATGTTTAATTATGCCCAAAACTCCCAAAAAAGATGGTCTGTTGCGGACATAACACTGGAGTTTATTGCACGGCTTGCAATACCGACAAGCTATACGCTCGATTCTTTAGATTCCGTTTCCGCAAGCCTTGATTCACTGGAGTTTTCGCTTGATTCGAGAGTCTGGATAGATAATACGATTTCTCTGTCGGCATTTAATACTGATCACAAGCTGTGTTTTTTTAGCGGGACAGCGCTGGACGCTACAATAGAAACGGGGGAGGTGGAAATAACCCCAGGGAAGAGAACGCGGTTGTCGAGAATCCGGCCTATGGTTGACGGTGGATCATCTGTGACGATGCAAATCGGAACGCGCAACGCGCTGACAGAAAGTGTCACCTGGAGCGCAGAGACAGCGCCAAACGCCACCGGGGATGTTGAGGTGAGAAATAACGCCAGATACCACAGGGCACGGGTAAAGGTTTCGGGAGGGTTCACGCACGCGCAAGGGGTTGATATCGTCGAAATTTCAGAGGGTGGCAGCCGATGAGCTTTCTAAAAGTCATTGAAACACACACTAACCCCCTTGAGTGGTGCAAGCAGCTTGCCAAGAAGATTAATGCGGTGATGGATGGCAAGACCAACAACACGGCAACAGTGACGCTTACAGCAAATAGCACAACCACGCTGGTTACGTTTGCTGATGGACGGATTGGGGCAGATACCGTGTTGACGTTTTCCCCTAACACAGCAACCGCAGCGGGTGCTTTATCCGGGCTGTATGTTTCTGGTCGCGATGTTGCGGCAAAGACCATCACCCTAACTCACGCTGACACGGCGACAACCGATAGAATATTTTCCTGTGTGTTGGTTGGGTAATGGATAAAATTATTCCATATATAGTGGTCGATGGCATCCCAACCATGCCGGATTCTTTTCTCGCAGGGCTATATAACAACCTTGTTGGGGATGGGATAGAGAAACTTGCCTTTTCGGATGGGTCTGTACGATGTGCCGATGATTTTGTCAGACTTTTTAAGAGCGGAAGCCAGTTATTATTTGTATTGACCCGCGATGAATCCCCCTTAGTGGTTGGGTGGATCAACACCTTTGAGGGGAAAAGAGCACAAATTCATTTTTCTGTATTCAAGCGCGGGATAGGCAGAGACCACATAGCGCTTGGGAAGAAGATGATAGGCCATTGTTTTTCTCTACAAATAAACGGGGAATTTTTATTTGATGTGTTTTACGGGATAACTCCTACAAGCAATAAGCTGGCTTGCCGGTATGCCAAGAAAATAATGACTGTAGCCGCAACAATACCCAATTTTTGCTATAATTTTTGGGACAAAACATCATCTGACGGGCTTGTAACGTATATTTCGAGGGTGCAAGAATGAAAGTTTATAATAGCGTCACAATCGACATGAGTACCGGGGAAACAATAAGCGAAGACAGCTACGAGTATCACGGGGATGTTGCGTTATGTGGTGGCGGCGGGGGAGGTGGAAACACTAACACCATTCAGGAGGCTGATCCATGGGTTGGCCAACAAGATTATTTGCGTGAAATATTCGCTAGGGCGAATACTCAATCTAAAACCCCCCAACAATATTTTCCTGGGTCAACGGTGACGCCATTCTCGTCTGAGACAGAACAGGCGTTGCAAATGCAGGCCGGCAGAGCAATAAATGGTTCTGCGGCTTTATCTGGTGGGAACAAACAACTTACCGACACTCTTCGCGGAGATTATCTAACAGCCAACCCGGCCTTTGATTACTTGAACAATAATGCCAGGGGTGACTATCTTAACAAAAACCCATATATAGACGAGACGGTGGGCAGGGCTTTGGGAAAGGTCAGAAACAGCCTTGATAGCCAGTTTGCATCCGGCGGAAGATATGGATCGGGGCTGCATCAAACTGCACTAGCTGGTGCATATGGAGATACCGCAGCCAGCATGTATGGACAAAACTACGCAAACGAGCGGCAGAACCAGATAGCGGCAACCGGGGCAATGGGTCAGATGTTTGGCGATGAACGGACAAAACAGATGCAGGCCATGCAATTTGCCCCCCAAATGGCGAACCAGGAATATGTTGATGCACAACAACTAGCAAACGTCGGGGAAACCAGGGAAAGCCTTGCGCAAGCACAATTAACAGACGAACTCAATCGGTGGAACTTTGACCAAAACGCCCAAGATGCGGCCCTAAACAGATACGCGCAGCTAGTACAAGGGCAATACGGGGGAACCACCAGTACGTCCAGTATGGCAGCTAATCCAACAAACAGGCTGGCGGGTACGGCTGGCGGGGCATTAGCAGGGGCGTACCTGGGGTCCGCCGCATTTGGCACAGCGGCTGGGTCAGCGGCAGCCGGGGCAGGGTCTGGGGCAACATACGGGAGCGTTGTTCCTGGTTGGGGTACGGCTATCGGGGCAGGCATAGGCGCACTCGGCGGCTATTTAATGAGCAAGTAAGGAGGGAATGATGCCTGGTTTAATGGATTTTCTACAGAACCCCGCCACAATGAATATGGCCGCTTCTCTGCTCGAATCTGGGGGGCAAGGGACAAACTCTGGGCAAGCCCTTGGGCGCGGGCTAATGGCCTATCAACAGGGAAACGATATGGCCCTCCAGCGAAAGTTTCAGGAGGCGAAAATGGCCCAGGTTCTTGCCGAGCAGGAAAGACAGAAGCGGGAAGACGAGTTTTACGCCAACACAGGGAAATATTATCAATCCCCGCAGCGGCAGGCTCTTGATGCTTCCGGCGGGCTGCCAACACAAGATGCAGCAATAGCGATGCAAGGGGCCGCGCCACGATTCGATACTCAGGCAATGTATCAGGACATGCTCGGCGTGCCAGGACTTGCGAAAGAGGCCGTTAAGGGGCTAACGGCCACGCAAGACCCGATCAAGTTGGGAGAGGGGGAAACACTCCTTGACCCAAGGACCATGAAGCCAATGTACCAGGCAGGACCGAAACTCCCCTGGTATGTTCAGCGAGGCGAGGGCGGCGCACCGGCAGGGATCAACCCGTTGTTTCGTGAATTTGAACTCACAAAGGCGCAGGCCGGGGCGGCAAGGAATAACACCAATATCAACATAGACAATAAAAAGCAAATGTCTGTTGTTGAGCCGTTCCTTAATAAATTGCCGGAAAACTATCAGGCAGCAGTCGGCGATAAAATGTCAATTTCCAGAATTGACCAGGCCCTAGAGATTGTGAAAAAGGGCGGGGATTCAGTGACCGGCCTTTCTGGCGCGGTTAAGTCAGCCGTGGCTCCATACGCGACTGCGATAGGGATGAACACCGCCGCAATGAATGACTCGCAGATTCTGCAAACCCTTCTTGATGCCAACGCCGGTAGTCTCAGAATGGAGGTTGTTGGCCCTGGCCCTGTGTCGAATTACGAGCAGGGCATTTTACAGCGGGTCTCGGGTCGTAAAATGTCGGCGGCGGAAGGTGTTAAGAAAGTTCTTGAATATCACAGAGGAAACAAGGAAGAGAAGATCAAGTCTTTCAACAATCAGCTTGATAGGGCTTCAAAGTTGCCAGGGTAGGGAGATGTGACAACCCTGTACCCGAAGATTGATTATAATACCGATCCCGCCGCAGGATGGGGAATCAAGAGGAAATAATGGCGACCTACGAGATTACGGCTCCAGACGGCCAAGTTTTTGAGGTGACCGCTCCTGATGCTGCCACACAAGAACAGGTGTTGGCTTATGCTAAAAGCAACTTTCCCGGTTCTCAGCCACAAGAAGAGAAAAAAATCTCTCAATGGAGAGACTTGCCTGGCAACATACCGGCCAGTGCTGGAAAATTGCTAACCAATATGGCGCAGCCTATCCTGCACCCGATAGACACGGCGAGAAGCCTTGATAACCTTGTTATGGGGGTAGGTCAAAAATTAATACCCGGAGAACAGCCGCAGGAAGTATATGCGGATGCTCTTGGCTCTGCAATTAAGGAGAGATACGGTTCTCTGGGCGCGATCAAAGAAACTGCTATCACAGACCCAGTGGGGATGCTTGCCGATGTTTCCGGGGCAACCACCGGAGGGGCCGGACTGTTACGGGGGGGAGCAAAAACACTCGCTTCCGTCGCGCCAAAGGCTCAAGGTCTTTCTGCTGCAATTAACAAGGCTGGAGTTGTCGGCGGGAAAGTTGGGAGGATGATTGACCCAACAAACATGGTTGTTCAAGCTCCGGGCGCGATAATGAGAAATGTTGTCGAGCCGGTTGCGTCACATTCTTTCGGACAAATAACAGGGGGGGGAGGGCAGGCACTAAGGGAACTTGCCAGGGCTGGCGCACAGGGCGGGGACGCATTTGCTGATGCGCAATCTCATTTGCGAGGGGTTGCCCCCATACAGGAAGTGGCAGAAGACGCGAAAAGGGCCACGGTTGCGATGAGGAAGGCGCGGGGGGCGGAGTATCAGGCGGGCAAAGAAGCACTACCTCTTAATTCCCCAGTTGATGTTGGTTCTATTGATCGTGTTATCGGAGACGTAAAAAAGACCGGGATGTTCAAGGGTTTCGTGAAAAACAAGCCAGCAGCGGAAGTGTGGGAGCAAATAAACACAACCGTTGACGACTGGAAGAACCTTGACCCAAACGAATACCACACAGTCGAGGGGCTTGACGCACTAAAACAATCAATCGGGGAGATCAGAGACAATGCAAAATATGGCACTCCTGGCCGCCGTGTTGCTGATAGCGTATATCATGCAATTAAAGGGCAAATTGTAAAGCAAGCCCCAGAATATGCAAAAGTTATGAAGGGTTACGAGGACGCAAGCAAGATCATAAAGGATATTGAAAGCACCCTTTCTTCTAATCCTGGGGCAAATGTAGATACCACGGTTAGGAAGTTGCAGTCGGTAATGAGGAACAATGCCAACACTACATACGGACGCAGAGTTGACCTAGCGCAGATGTTGGAGGATGCCGGGGCTAAAAACCTCATGGCAAAACTGGCAGGACAATCATACAGCAGTGCAACTCCTCGCGGTTTACAGGGGCTAGGGGCCTCACTTGGTGGGGTTGCCGCGCTTGCTACCAACCCCGTGTCGGTGTTGGGCCTTGGGCTTACATCACCACGGCTTGTTGGAGAAACGGCTATGTATGGTGGCAGAGCAGCCGGGGCACTAAACAAGATCATTGGGCCAGCCCTCGGCCTTCTCCCCTCTCATGTTGTAGGGCAATCTCTGTTGCAGGCCGGCAGAAACAAAAATCTTCTCGGAAGGTAGGAATAATGACAAACATTTCAGGTTGGAGTACCACCGCAGCAAGCAACAACAGCGCCTCTCCCAATGGGTTTCCAGAAAACATGCCGCCATCCGGGGTGAATGATTCAGCCCGTGAAGTGATGGCCGCAGTCCGTGCATGGTATGAGGCGGCTGAATGGATAAACCTTGGGCACATCCCTACGTTTGTCTCCACCACTTCGTTTACTATCCCAACGGATGTGACGGGCACATACCATGTGGGCCGTAGAATGCGCTTCACTGACGCAACTACTCTCTATGGGACTATCGCGACCAGCACATACGGGGCACCGAACACAACCGTAACGGTTGCCGTGGACTCTGGGGTTCTTTCTTCGTCCCTTACGGCTGTTGCGGTCAGTATCATTTCCAAGGTAAACAGCCCGCTTCCCACCCTTTTTACCATGGGGGTTGCTGCCGGAAACGCGGTACAGGTAGACCAGGCTCTGACGGCTTGGACGCGATCTGCGACAACAACCCTTGGGACCACATTAAACGGAACACTATCCGACACATCAACTACCGTGACCGCGTTTAATGGTGTCGCGGGAATCACCTATCATGTTAGGTGTCTTGGGGCTGGCGAAATAACGCATCATGCCACCAACCTTATTGTTACGCAGGGTGGGGCAAGCATCCAAACCGTAGCTGGCATGACTTTCGATGTAGAGATGATTACCGCCGCCACCTGTAGAATTAAAAACATACACACCGCAAGCATTCCCACTACTATTGGGGTGGCAAGCGGGAATGTACCCTTAGTGAACCAGTCGGCTACCGCTACAACCAGAGAAGCCACTACCACCCTCGGAACTTCTCTCAACCATACGCTATCCGACACATCAACCACTATCACCGCTTTTAGTGGGGTCGCTGGTGTGACATATCACGTAAGATTCCTTGGTGTTGGGGCCATAACACATCACGCCACCGATCTTATTGTTACTCAAACCGGGGCGAGCATAACCGCCACGGAGGCGGGAGATACTTGTGATGTGGAGATGATTACTGCCTCCACCTGTCGAATAAAAAACTATTTAAGAGCTAGCGGACAGTCTTTAGTCAGCCTAATGACACTGGGCACCCCCGTAGCATCAACAAGCGGAACCTCTATTGATTATACCGGCCTCCCAGCAGGGGTTAAAAGAATAACCGTAATGCTTGCTGGGGTCAGCGTAAATGCAGACAGCGCTATTATGGTACAGCTTGGCATATCGTCCGGGGTAGAAACATCTGGGTACACCGGGTATTCTCTGCAATCTTTTTCCGCCACACAGGCATTATCCGCTGGATTTAGGATGCTTTCGGCAGCGAATGCCGATACCTTTAGCGGCAAATGGGTGCTGGACTTAGAAAGTTCCGCCAGTAATACGTGGGTGTGTACTGCGCAGTTCTCTAAAGATGGGGCCGGAGTTATGGATTGGATATCCGGCAAAAAAGCACTGGCCGGGACGCTGGACAGGGTGCGTATAACCACCGTTTCCGGGACGGCTGTGTTTGATGCAGGATCGGTTAATATTTCTTACGAGGTGTAGTCATGGACCGAATTGAAATAGATATGGCAACTGGGGCGCAGAAAGTTGTGCAAATGACCCCTGAGGAAATTTTGCAAGCTTCTGATCCGGTTACGATGGTGAAGGAAAAATGTGCAATTGTTTCCACTTTTTCAAGTAGTAAGTATTCAGAGGGCATTGTTTATGGTGGGAATACCTACCAAATAGATGGCGAGTCCCAGAAAACAATTGGGCTAAGAGTATCATATGCCATGAACAGCGTTTCCGACCCTACCACTTTCCCGTGGGGGCATCCGTATGATAAAGGGTGGTGGGACGTAAACAACGCATATCACGCTATGACTGCGGCTGAGTTTATGGTGTTTGCCAAAGCCGTTAGCGATTATTGCTCTTGTCTGGCGTGTTGCGCTCGTGAGCATAAAAGCGCAATAACTGTTGAGAATTGCGAAACCTACGATTATTCCACCGGATGGCCGGTACAACCTTAACCCGCATGGAGGATGAAATGCGAAAGAAACCAGGAAAAGGGAACGGTAAGTGATGTGGTGGCTGGCGGCGATAGTCGCGGTTTATTTGGCGAGCTGGACCCGTCAGCCCACCATTGAGTGGTTTGCGGGGGAGGGGATGGTTGTCGCTATCCTCGCCCTGCATGCCGGATATTCTCAGTGCAAAACATTCAGGGGCCGATCCATCTTCGCCTTTGTTTGTCTCGCTGCGTGGGTTGATCTGTTTGAGTATTTATTTGATCTCCCATTGTGGGCACAAGCGGCAACAATGGCGATCTATGCCCCTTGGTTTCTTTGGATGTGGGGAAGGGAATACAATCGGCCACGGGTAGAATATAACCCCGAAAACGTGGGCCTTTTGTTTCTCAGACCTACCGGGATATGGCTTACGCTGGTTTCTTTTTTCGGCCTGCCATATGCTTCTGTATGTGTTGTTGCCGATGGGGATGTGTGGTGCTTCCGCAGAGCTTCCAAGAAGTTTGGGCGGAGCAGATATTCAAAGGCTTGGCTTGCAACTCATGCCGTTGTTGACACGGGCGTAAAGACCACCCCGGAGATTTTGGAAGAGTTAAGCAATCAACTCGGCAAAAGCCGGGGCTATGGTTGCCGGTGCGTTTATCAAATTAGGGGGGCATTAAGCATAGTTGGCATGCAGCCCAAAACAATTTTTCACTATATTCCCGGTATCTTTGCAATGAGGGCGATGAAATGACGGTAGAACAGCTTGGGTGGTATCTTTTTGGTGGTTCATGCGTTATTTTGTTGCTCGGTGTAAACATATTTTTGGCACGAATATCGAACAAGATGGACTGGTTCGACAAGTGGAGAGCGGAAGAAAAGTCCGCTATCGAGGAATTACAGGGGCGTTGTGCCTTACAGCATCCAGAGCTTGGATCAATTAAGCGGGGTCTTTCATCCCCGTGAAAAACAGCAGGGGGCGCGGCATGATACAGGTGAAAATCAACACCACGAAATGCACTGGCTGCGGGGCTTGCCACGATCATCTTCCAGGACTGCTTGAAAAGGCAACGGATGGCACCCTGGTGGTCAACCTCGGCAACAACAATATATCCCCGCTGGCTGCTCTTTTGCTGGCCGTGGATGCTTGCAGATTAACGGCTTTGAGTGTGGAGGCGGTACGATGAAAAAGATTATTTGCTTGGGGCTGTTGCTTGGCCTTGCCGGATGCGTCACGCAGACGGTAACGGTATCAAACGGTGGCACGGTGTATATGCTCAACACCAAGACTGTAACCGTTTCTGACCCTACGGCCACCGTTGGCTTGCCGGTACTGTGATGGCTGAACTCTACGCGCCTGAACAATACTGGTTACTCTCTGAGGAAGCCCGCGCCGAACTGGTCAACGGATGCGGGACACGGGGCATTATCGGCATTCTAGTCCCTGATACCATTTGGGGGCTACGGATTACCCCGGCCTGCAATATTCATGATTGGATGTACGGGGTGGGCACTGTCCTGGCCGATAAAGAGGAAGCTGACCGGGTATTTCTCAACAACATGCTGCGGTTGATTGATGAGGGGTGGTGGTGGCTAAAGAGGCCAAGAATACTCCGGGCCAGAGAGTACTACCAGGCGGTTAAAATATGCGGTGGCCCTGCGTTCTGGTCCGGGAAAAATAAAAAAGAGGCTATGGGATGAGTAGCCGTAAACTTGAAGACCTTTGCTCACCCGCCAGAACAATGGCGGTGGCATTCCTTCAAAAGTGCAAAGAGGCGGGGATTGATGTTCTTATCTATTGCACCTACCGAGACACCAAAGAGCAGGATGGGCTATACGCCATAGGACGTACTCTGCCCGGCAAACGAGTTACAAACGCCAAGGGCGGGGAGAGCTGGCACAACTTCCATGCTGCCTTTGATTTCGTTCCGCTCCTATCCGGCAAGCCGCAATGGAACAACTCCGCGCTGTACCTCAAGTGCGGGGAGATAGCAGAAAGCGTCGGGCTGGAATGGGCGGGGCGTTGGAAATCATTTCGGGAAGGGCCACATTGTCAATATCGGGGCGGGCTGTCTCTGGCGGATGCGCGGGCCGGGAAAGCAATTACCTGAATTTCAGCCGCCCTCTCCTTGGCTGATTGTGCGAAAAAAGTTGCATTAATCACCCAAAGTTGTAGACTAGAATGGACAAGCGAATGTTTGACTAAGTGATCCGGGAAGATCGCCACGCCTAAAACCCAATTTTGCCCCCAACGACGCACACTCCTTTTCTTCCCGGATCGGACCACCTTGCGTCCGAGGGGGCTTTTTTGTTATAGGTGATTCAATGCTAAATCAAGAAAAAGTAAAGAAATTATTTATCTACCAAGAAGACGGCTCGCTGCTACGGAGAGAGAGCCGGGGACGAATCCATGCTGGATATGTAGCCGGATGCGTTGATAGTAGTGGCTATCTCCAAATAGGAATCGAGGGTAAAGCGTTCCTTGCGCACAGGCTCGTCTGGCTCTACCACCATGGCTATTGGCCAGAGAACCAGGTTGACCACATCGACCGAGACAAGCTGAACAATATGATTGATAATTTGCGGGAAGTCTCGCAAAGCTGCAATCTGCGAAATACTGGTAACCGGTCCACAAACACCTCTGGCGTAAAAGGTGTTCATTGGAGTAGTGGCAGAAGGAAATGGAAGGTGCAAATAAGTGTGTCAGGGAGTCTCGTTTATCTTGGCATCTACCAAGACTTCACAGAAGCGGTCGCCCATCGACTAGCGGCAGAGCAGTCCCTTGATTGGAGCGGTTGCGACTCGTCGTCCCCTGCCTTTCAATACATGCAGAAATATTTATCTCGATAACCAGCGTACATTATAGGCTCTGGTTTTACTCCAGCAAGTAAACGCAAATTCCGCCCTTGCACAGCCTCGTCGTAACCCGCACGCCTCTTTTCTTCGCCCAAGTCGAGGCGGCGGACCTTACGTAATCAATCTGTTTGCCGGTGGCGGTGTATTTCAGCTTCTTCTTTTTCAGCAGATCGTCAAAATGGTACTTTGATGTTTTGCCGTTTTGCTTGGGGGGGATGTTCATTTTGTATGGTCCTGTTCTGGTATCCATCTATTTCTCCTTTAGTTCCAGGGCTTTCATCATCAACGCCAAAGCCTTTCTACATTCAAACTCTGTCCCGGTCCCGCCAATCTCCAGCCTATATTTAACAGGCTCCGAGCAGGTTGACTGGCAAGGAATCGCTGAAACAACCCCTGTTATTTTCACGGATGATCGTCCTCCGCTCCTGTGTTGTCTTGCTTTTTCCAGACAGGGCAGTCTTGGCCGGGGAACCATGTACATCTATCCTGCGTCCAAATTCGGTACCTATTTCCGCAAAAGTGGCAATCCCCGCACACCGGCTGACCATCATCATCCGTGTATGCGTCAACCTGGATTGTCTTGGGTGTCTTTTTCATCTCGCGGACCTCCAGTGCCTACACCATCCGAACCGCCCTTTGTTGGTAACTTTAAAGCGTAACTCCTGGCAATACAAATACGCTACCGAATAAGGACTTCTCGGCTTGCAGTTTCTGCACGTGCCACATACCATCGAGTCTGGCATGGTGTCCTCGATAAACCCTGCAATATCTTTCCGCTCTTTTATTCGATCAACCTTGGCTGTCATAATTCCTCCTTAAAATCTGCAACGCACACCGAATGTTGACACTCCCCGCAAACAAACCCGTGGGATTCTCAGGCAACGGAAGTTAATACCCTGTCCGTTAGCGCCCGAATGGCCTGCCCGGCCACAAGGATATTCAAAGCCGCATTGTGATCCCTATCTAACACAAGTCCGCAAAAACAACAACGATGCACACGAACAGCCAAAGACTTGGCAACTTTTTCACCGCACGCCGAACATTTCTGGCTCGTATTGTAGGGGGGTACTTTTATCACCGTTCTGCCAGCATTTTCAGCTTTGTAGAACAGCAGATCAAAAAACAATCCCCACGAAGAGTCATAAATGTTTTTGGAAAGGCGGCGGTTCTGATTCATGTTTTGAATTTTCAAGCGCTCTATATAGATGATGTCGTAGTTATGAATATAATAATTGGCTGTTTTGTGCAAAAAGTCTTTCCGCTGATTGGCTATCTTCTCGTGACACTTCGCAACAAGATTCTTAGCTTTCAACCTTCTCGTCGCGCCGAGTTTTTTTCTGGAAAGCCTTCTCTGCCTACGACAAAGAAGTTTTTCTGATTGCCTGAAATACTTAGGATTTTCAAACTTTCTTCCGGCAGAGTCAACCGCGAATGATTTGATACCAACATCAATTCCCACCTCTTCCCCGGTTAGCGGGATTCCCACAGTTGGGATGTTGTCACAGGAAAACATGACGAACCACTTGCCGGAAGAGGACCGCTTAACCGTAACTGTCTTGATGTCTCCCTGAATCTGACGAGACAGAAATATCTTGATCCTGCCGATCTTTGCTATAGTAAGGTGTCTACCATCAAGTTTCCATCCAGATTGTTTCAATGTGAAAGAGTTGTACTGCCCACGCCCCTTAAATCTCGGGAACCCGGATTTGCCGTTCTGCTCTTTCGCTCTCTTAAAAAATGCGCTGAAAGCCTTATCAAGCCGACCTATCACATCTTGAAGGCACTGCGACCCAACTTGCCTAAATTGCGGAAACTCTTCTTTAAGTTCTGGTAGCTGGCCCATTTGGGTGTAGGCGGAAATGTTTCTTCTGTCCTGACGATAAACGCTGATACGCTGTTCGAGCGCAAGGTTGTATAGCGTTCTGCAAGTCTCAAGCCACTGGTTGCAGGAGCTTTCCGTCCTTCGGTTCATCTTAATTTTATAGAGAAATGTTTTTCTCATTTCGCGCCCACCCACCGAATGGTAATGGCTTCACCGTTTTGTTTCTGGAAGAGTAAATTCAATCCCTATTTTTCTAGCACAATCTAGGCCAACCAAGAATACCTCCCCACAAACACCAGCATCCTCTGGATGTAACACCCACGGAAAATCAAGAATACGCACAGTCCTGGCTTGACTCCCTGGATTAATGTCTCGCTGGCAACAGACGCACCACCGATCCGTTTTAGGTTGCCGCCGAGTATCAAAATCCATCCATGCTTTTCTCATGTGCTTTCTCCTTTTTCACATCCTATAAAATATCCACACAATTGTCAACCAAAATAAATAATAAAAGATTACGCATTGGGTATTGACAAAGGTTGTTTTTGTGATAAGGTGAATAAAAAGCAAGATGATTTTTAATACAAACATGGAGGGAGATATGGAAAGCAAATTATACTGGATGGAAATCAGCCCGGATGGATTACTGAAAGACCCGGAAGATGCAGGGCCGCATTACAGTACGGAATCTTTCAATGGCTATGGCGGATTCGACACGGAAGAGGAAGCTATATCCAGGCTTGAATATATGAAGAAAGCTTACCAGTGGGACGTGCCAAGCAGGCTAACCTTGATTCGTATTTTTTAAGGTAACAATATGCCAAAATTCAACGCCGATCACTGGCTACGCACAAGAAAGGAAATGCTCATGCAAATAGGATGGATCGAGCCGGAAAACCTGCATTTTTTCTGGAACATCTCGGACGAATACAAGGCCATGCTTGCGGCACTTAGTAAGGAATGCCAGTTGCAGGAAATCGCCGGGCTGCTCAAGTGTTCGGTGGGCACGATCCAGCGGGACAAGCAATACACCGGCCTGACCAAACCAACACCAGGCGGCAGCAACCGAAAGAAAAGAATGTTCAATTACAAGGGCCAACTCCACACATGCGCCGAGATCGCGGCACTTGAAGGGGTTGGATACAATACGGCCTATAATTGGCTTACAAAGGGGAGGCTAAGCTAATGCTTTGCGTAAAAACAGGAATACCAACCATGAACGGGGTACTGTGCCTGAAATGCAAGCGTAATTGCGAACATGCCGGGCGGATCAAGATGTTGGATGAAATGCTGCGAAACGAACTGGAGGTGGCAAAATGATCCCCAACCGATCCTGCACCACGACCCAACTATGGCGGACAAACATAGAAATCTGTCCGATAACATCCGGCCTAGAAACGAAAATGACTCGCGCAACCTTTGGCCGTATGTGCGCAGACAGGCGCAGGGCTGCAAAGGCAAAGGAAGATCAGAACAGCGGCGACCCACATGCCAAGTTTTGCCTGGAGTGCAAAGGGCAGATTGTACCGGCAGAGCTGACTTTTATTGAGATTAACTGAGGAGGATTAAGCATGCAAATCGAGATCAGAAACAGATGGACAGGGGCGATACAATTTACGGCAGGAATAAACGGAACCGAAGACATGTTGCCAGGTGTGAAAATTGGATTGGCTGTTAAATGGGTAAAAGAAAACGATGCCAACCTGTGCGGTGCCGACCTGTACGATGCCGACCTGCGCGGTGCCAACCTGGGCGATGCCGACCTGCGCGGTGCCAACCTGCGCGGTGCCGACCTGTACGGTGCCGACCTGAGCGATGCCGACCTGCGCGGTGCCAACCTGGGCGATGCCGACCTGCGCGGTGCCAACCTGCGCGTTTTTCAAGCCGGAAGATATACGGCATGGGTGCAGAAGACTCATACCAGAATCGGGTGTCAATACCACAGCAACAAAGAGTGGAAAGCATTTGACGATGACAAGATATCTTCTATGGCCGGTGATGCAGTGGAGTGGTGGTCTGAAAACAAGAAGATTATTTTTATGATGATGGACGCTGTTGGTAAGAAAAAATGAGCATAAACCTATTCAAAGACCAAGCAGCAAAGAAACACCGCACCACTAACGCCATTGCCGCCCTATTCCTGCTATTGTGGGCGGTGGTAATATTCGGCAACCTGTTTGTATGTGCGGATAAGACGGCGGAAATTCAGGGGAGAAAGATATGTCGGACACGATAAGGGAAGCGTTGCTATCTGGAGACAATGAGGCAACAAGATCGCCATACTGGCTGATTCTTGATCCCATGCAAAATATGCGTTGCTCCATACACGTAATGGCAGGAGGGATAACCGGTCCTTTCTTTTGCCGCGAAGATGCGGAAAACTTCTTGAGGGCAACAAGCTATAATTTTTCTGACCGTGCCCATGTTTATTGCTTATCCGGGCACAACTCGAAAAAATATGACGATCTGTGCCGCGAAGTCTTATGAATCAGGACAAGATAATCATGGCCATACTGACAACCCTACTATCCGGGGCCATGCTATACCACCACCTACACCAGACATATAACCCTGCCATAATTGGCTATTGGCAGATGCACCCGGTGACGAAGCAACTTTATTTTAAGGAGACTCGGAAATGAGGTATATTTTTGTTTTTGAAGATTGGTCAATAAGCCAGAATAACGCCATATCCGCTGGTGACAAAGAGGCGGTTGATTCTGGCATATTAGATATCGTGGACACGGAAACAGGAAAACAATATTATAACGGAGAATGGACAGGCTTGCCTACCTGGGGAGATGTTCAATCGGAGTAAAATAAAGTTTGACAAAACCTTTTGATCTCTGGTATACATTAGACAACAGGGCAGCACGACGCAGCCCATAACCGGGAGAGAGACCATGGAATATCTTTTCTACATTGGCGGGTTGGGGCTGGAAAAGTGGGTTGTCGGAGAATCAGAAAAAGCCGCACACAAAGCCCTGTGGGATGGACTTGATGACTACGAAAAGGACCGCGTTGCCTATATTGAATGTATTGACCAGCGCTGATTCTAAAAACAGCCCGGCTCTGCGCAAGCATCCTGGCATAGGCAACAGGGCAGCACGACGCAGCCCATAACCTGAGGGGAGATAGAGTATGGGGGTTGAAAGGGTTGATTATTATTCCAATGATGAATACCAACAAGCGCTTCTCTCTGAGCAACAAGACGTAGAGCAAGAACCAGACCAGATCGACATGATGACGGAGTCCGAGTTGCGAATTGAACTACGCACGGCATTGATAAAAATAGAGTCGCAAAGGCGCGGCGAATTTGTTTGCCTTAAGTGCGGACTGAGACAGCAAGAAGAAATTAACCTTAACGATATTCCGTTTTAATCACCCCAGCTCTGCGCAAGCATCCGGGCATAGGCAGCAGGAGGACACGACGATGATCCGAATCGAAATGGAAGAAATAGAACTCAAGCCAGTTTCACGCAAAGGCATCATGCAGCTTGACGCTATGTGTCGCATGACCGAAAGCCAGATGTACGGGGCAGTTGAGTCTTTCAAGGAATATATCACCAGCGAAACCTGGGGCCGCTGGCTGGACGAATGGAAAGCAGAGGCGGACGATCTAGCCTCGTTTCCGGTCCCGGCGAACCCGGACGAAGAGGCCCAATGGGAGCGCGACCGGGCGCAGTTGGTGCGAGAAGGTAATGCGCTGGCCGATGCGGAAGTCCAAAAGTTTTGGAAAGGAGATAGGACATGAACCCACATTATCTGATTACTGGATGTGCTCTTGTTGGATATATCCTTGTCGAGTGCTTGGCCTTGTCCGGGAAACGAGTTCCCCTAGCGCTTAATCTCATGGGTGCTGCATCCTTTGGTTTGATCGCCGCCTCGTTGGTGCTGTAGTCATGCCACAGGTAAAAATCGCATTCGGCTACAAGCCTCGTTACTGGTGACAAGGTTGCTGGAACCAGACACAGACCAAAGTGCGAGAGGTGACAGCCTGGAAAGACAGGCATCCTT